CGCTCCCCGACGGACACCCGCGCCTCGCCGCACACCCACGCCTCGCCGCACACCCGCGCCTCGCCGAACACCCGCGCCGTGCCGGACACCCGCGCCCTGTCGGACACCCACGCCTCGCCGGACACCCGCGCCCCTGGCCCGACGTATGCGGTAGCGTCCACGCGCGCTGTATCCGCGACCCACCCCCCGCCGTTGACGTGTTGGTGTGCAGGTACCGGACCGTTGCCGTCGTTGAAGTCGTGCCTCATTCACACGAGGTTGTCATATCACTTCACTAAAGTCAAGCGCGGTGCGTTCATCTTCTTGGCCAGGGCCTGCGCCTCACGAAGCTCTTCGATGCTCATCTCCGAAAGGTCGCCCACCGTCTGGACGTTCTGCGTGGCCTCGCCTCGGATGAGACGGTCGTACTTGATCATCACTTCCGTCAGTCGAATCAAGTCCGTGGGCCGGATGATACCGTCGATGGCGGAATCCTTGGCCCGCCGCAGAAGGCGATCGTATTCGATGGAGACCAGCTCCCTTGCATCTCGAAGAATGGCCATATGCTCCATGGCAACCTCCTTGGCATCCTGCTTGATGTACCCCTCAACCACAGCTTGATGGACGCGGTCCATATGCCGGTCGTATGCGGCCACGCGCTCAAACCAGCGCCATTTGCCAGCCAGGTCATAGAGGTCCTGCGTCCTCCCAGCCCCCGGCCTGACAACCTTCCTCGGCCTCGAGCTATCTCGGAAGGCCTTGAAGCGCTCCCAGTCCGGTTCGTTCTCGTCCACGCACCGCTCCCACGGGTACACCTGATCAAGTGTCTCGTGTTGAAGGTACGCGGGCGGTAGCATCGGCGTAGGGGTTCCCTCGGTCTCCGGGCGCTTGGGCAGAAAGTCGGTAGGCATACTTCAAGTCTACTAGTTTCGCACAGATAGACTCCGGGTATGGCCAACTTCACGAGCCGCCTGCGCAAGCTGGCCCTGACCTTTTTGGAGCCCGAACTTCCGGCAACAGGTCCCGCTGCGGATGCTGTGGCCACCATTTCCGCCCTGAGTGGCCTGGGTGGTGGGTTTGATCAGGTTCCCTCGCCCCTCGCCATGCCGATGGATACCCATCGATCGGACGCCTGGGAGAACCCTCTTACGGGCGTTGGCACTCGGGACCGGGATAAGGCGCAGGCGATGCATTTCCGCCGGCCGTTCGACATCACGTTCGATTGGCTGACGCTTCAGAGCCTCTACCATTTCGATCCCTTGTCTCGACGCATCGTGGACACCTGGCCGAAACACATGTTCCGCAACGGTTGGGACATCTCCACGACCGGACCTGTGGTGAAGAAAAAGGACCGAGGACCCGATTGGGACCCGGTCCGAATGGATGCCCTGCCGATGCCCGGTCCGCCGCCGAAGGCCACGCCGCGTATCGGCGGTGGCATCGCCAAACCCCTTGCCAAGATGTCCGTCAAGACGGGAAGTGAGCAGTTTGCCACGGTGCTCCTTGACATCGAGGAGGAGGTTGAGCGGCTTCGTCTAGTGGAGAGCTTCTACCAGGCCAGCACCTGGGGACGTCTGTACGGCGGCGCACTTCTGATCGTGGGTGCGAACGATGGCGCCACGGACCTCTCCCTCCCCTTGGACGAGGAGAACATCAAGAGCATCGATTACCTCACGGTTGTGGACCGCAGGTACGTTACGACGACCACGTACTATGCGGACTACCAGGCGCCCAATTATGGCGAGCCAGAGGTATACCGCGTCTACCGCACGATCTCCGATGCCAAGGACCCGAACAGTCAAAGTATGTTCGACATCCACGAATCCCGGGTCATCCGGTTCGAGGGGGAAAGTGTTGACACCATCGAGCGGCAGCGCCTTGGTGGCTGGTCCCATAGCGTCCTCCAGGCGCCGTACGAGGAGATCAAAAGGTTCATGCAGACCTTCCAGTCTGCGAGCCATCTCCTCACGGATGCCTCACAAGGCGTCTACAAGCTGAAGGGTTTGATGCAGCAGTTGGGCACGAAGAACGGCCAGACTCTGCTCTTCGCCCGCATGCAGATGATGGACATGGCGCGCTCCGTAGCCCGCTCTCTCCTCATCGATGCGGACGGCGAAGAGTTCTCCAGGATCCAAACCTCCTTCTCCGGCATCCCGGACTTGCTAGACCGGTTCATGCAGATGCTCTCCATGGTCACTGGCATCCCGGTCACCATCCTGATGGGTCGCAGTGCGGCAGGCATGAACGCCACTGGTGACTCCGACTTCCGCGCGTTCTACGGAGAGGTGGCGGCAGAGCAGGCCAATAGCTTGAAGCCTAAACTGAAGCGGGCGTACAAACTCCTCATGTTGGCCCGAGAGGGTCCAACCGATGGCAAGGAGATGAAGATCTCCTTCGACTTCCGACCCCTGTGGAACCCCACTGACAAGGAGAGGGCGGACACGAACTACGTGCAGGCGCAAGCGGATGCCCTCACCGTGGCCAATCAGATCGCCAGTCCGGAGGAGATCGCCATCAGCCGCTTCCGTAATGGTCGTCTCAACCTCAACACCGTGATCGACATCAAGGGCCGTGAAGCAGCCATGGAAGACGGGGAGGCGTTCATTGAACCCCCGCCGCCCCCGCCCGTTGTCGGAGCACCCGATGGCAGCAGCGAACAGGGAAACAAGGCACCCCTAGGCGGTTCTGCGGATGCCGGTGCGAAGCCGGACAATGCCTCGAAGAAGTAAGCCATCGTACGCAACCATCCTCCGAGCCGAGCATGCCAGTCGGACGGGGGAATTGCGCTACGTCCAACGGTTGCAGTCCATCATGCGCGGTCTGCACAACGCCAGCATGCGCGTCATCGTCCCTCATCTGTCCTACATCGCAGGGGCCAGGCAGGACGTGACGAGATGGGGCATGGGGGTCGAGGAACGTCTCCACGACTTCATTCAGCAACTGGAGGACCACGTCGGACCTGCGTTCGATCAGATGTCCAAGGTTGCGGCGGTCGCCAACATGGAAACACAGACGGAACTCCTGGGCTTCCGGCCTCCGTCCGGTGGCGTGCCCGTCGTCATCCAGACGGCGCGGGCGGAGAACATCCGTCTGATGGAGGCGGCGGCGGAGGACTACGCGGACCAACTCGTGGCCGTCATGGATAGCCCGGCGACGTGGGACTACACGGTGGAGGAGCTGTACGCGCTGCTCCAGGAGCGGGGGAACGTCTCCCTGTCCCGCGCCGCATTGATCGCCAGGGACCAGTTGTACAAACTGAACGCCGCCATGTCGCAGAGTCGTCAGACGGCGGCGGGGGTGGACTCGTACTGGTGGTCCACGTGTCGGGATGAGAGAGTCCGGAAGACGCACCGAGCGAACGAAGGCCGGGTCTTCTCGTGGTACAACCCGTCACCGATCACGGGGCATCCGGGTCACGACCCGAACTGTCGCTGCCTGGCCCTGCCAATCGTTCTCTGAACAGGGCGGCGGATTCGTAGAAGCTCAGCATGCGTTCGTGCGGGTTCTGATATGGGCGGGAGGCCTGCGGGAACGTGGAAACGTTTGGACGTCGCCCTCGAGTGTGATTCTCGGCCCACTTCCAGAATCGCCGCACGCACTCAGGGCACCGCAGTGGCTCATTGCAGTAGTGGTGGCATTTCACGGATGTACGTGCTGACATGACGCCTGCCCGTAGACGGGGTTACGTGAGTCCGGGCGGCGGTCGGCCGAAGCCGCACCCGGGGCAGGGGCGGTCAAGCGCATCTCGCAGCTCTCCGCACCTTTTCTCCGCCGCGAGCGCCCGTCTCTTCCACTCATCCCGGTCCTGGCAGATGATCTCCATCGCGCTGCCGGGCTGCGAGACGATGCCTCCTGCATAGACCCGAGGGAAGCCGTGGTACTCACCTTCTAGGGGCGTGTTCGCTGGTTCCGGGTTGTACCTGTCTTTGCGATCGTTAGACATTACACAGCTCCCGACGGCGCCCACTCCTGGACGTCCAGTTCTTCCTTCGCGGAGAAGATGTACTCCCGCGTGCAATCATCCGCCACCATGTGGAGTTCCATCCAGCCGGCGTTGCCCGTCATGGGTTCGATGTCCGTGATCATGCCCAGCCGCCTGCCGGCGAAGAACACGATGTCCCCCGGTTGCATGTCACTCACGCGCTTTCTCTTCATGGGAATCCTATGGTCAGGGTCAATTGATACGATGTAGGAACTCGGTCAGCATGCCACTCCCGCACCCGAAGGTCAAGGACGACCGCCCGGGGCGCGAGGAGATGCAGCCAGAGCAGTGGGGCTGAGAGACTCACGGGTCGATGCCGAAAATGAAACAAATGAATGCACCAGAGACGCATGCGGCCGAAAGGGCCAACCACCACGGGTGGGGCAATTCACCAGCCTGGGCGATTGCAAAAGTGGCCACACCGGACATCAATCCAATCTTAGTTGCCGCCTCCTGTGCCTTCATGGCGACACCTTCCGAACGCAGACCTGCCATCCCGGGTTCGCGGCACCGAGGGCATCCGGGATGCGCACGAGCTTCTTCCGGTGCGCGGAGAGGAAGGCATTGATCGCGGGCTGCGGGCAGTCCTCGAGTTCCATGCCGGCTTCACACCAGCGGTAGTCGTCCCAGATGAGCGTGCCACCGGGCTTGAGGAGTGGCCACGAGAGCACGGAGTCCGAGAGGACGTCCGAGGCCAGGTGGCTGCCGTCGATGTAGACGAAGTCGTATACGGGTTTGCCGAAGTCCTCGGGGAGGAACCACTCGGGTTGGATTCGATCTCGCAAGAACGCATCCGAGCGCATGCGGTAGTGCGTGACCCGGTTCCCGTACTGCTCGATGTTACCCCGGAAGTTCCTGAACGCCGTCTCGAGCGGGGCGTACGTCGCGGCGATCCCTGAGTCCGCCCAGCCCGCGCCCTCGAACGGGTCCACGCAGTCGAGTTCGCACGTGGGGTCAGTGAGGACGTTGTCCATCAGCCAGAGCACTGACCTGCCTTCACACGAACCGATCTCCAAGGCGCGCAGGTTCGGCTTCCCGACGAGATGCCCGAGCCAGGATTGCCACGAGGGGATGTTGTTCGAGAACCAGTCGCCGAGGTCATAGTGAGGCGTGCTCATCGTTGCGATGCCTCGAAAACGAGAAACCCGATGGCGATGGCTAGCAGAATGTAAATCATGTGTACTCCTCCAGAACCCCCGGACCAACGAGAACGCACTTCGCATCCGAACAGTCCACGTATTCCATGGCCTCCTCGTACGTCTCGAACGTCGCCGTCCTCAGATCACTATCCTCCGCGCAGAGACTAACCACGACGAACTCGTAATCGTTCATGACGGGAACGCTCCGGGGACTTCTTCCTTGATTCGTTTCACAGCAGCGGCAAGCTCCGCATCCGTCCCCTTGTTCAGGAGTTTGGCTATCTGCTTGATGTTCTCTTCGACTTCGGCCAGATACCCATCGCCATCCACAACGGCCTGGGCGATCTTCTCGGCCTCCTGCTCGCGTTCCGACAGCAGTTGCATCAGAAGTTTTCGATTCGGATCCATCACTCAACCTCCTCAATCTTCTCGACAAGGAAACTGTCCTGACCGTCAGGCCACTTCCTGTTGTATTGCTCTTCGATGAAAGCTAGCTTGCCCTGGAAGATCGTGCAACCAATGGTTGCGTTGCTCAGGAACTTTTGAAGGGCGGCGAGAGCTGTGACACCCTTGGCGTCTCCGTAGTGGAGGCCGGTTTTGCGGTCGCGGATGGCGTAGAGATTCATGGTACCAGGGATCCACAGTTTTTCCACCACGGACGGTAGCGCCCGCAGTTACAGAGAACAAGAACGTCCCCCAATCCCGCTGCCACGCAGAGGACGATGTACTGCGGTTTGGCCTCGGGCGGGGGCTTCGTCGTAGCGACCGAGTACCGATCTTCCGGCGGTTCGCAGTGCATGCATGGTTTTAGAATCCCGTGCTCCAGGCAAACGGCGTACTTGTCGCTCACGTTCGATGCAGCAGTGCCAGAACCTGCTCCCCCCGTTCGTTAGTCCTTACCACACTGTAGAAAGGATGCAAGCACTTCGGACACTGCACGGTCTTCGCCGTCCACTGCTCCGGGCACTTATCTGCCTCGTGGCGATCGAAGTCGATGGGTGAGAAGGTCTTGGACCAATGCACGGCGTGCTTGTGGTTACCATACATGTGCCCGAGGTGCGGGATGGTGATCTTGTCCGCGTATCCCGGAAAATACCCCGCACGCCCATCCCGCCACGAGAACGTCTCCCGCAAAGGGTTGGTATCGTTGGCATACGTGCTCTTGACCGACGTGTCATGTCGGATGGGGCTGGGCACCGGGTGATAGAATTTGCGGTTCTTGCACAGACCGAAGACGCTGAGGAGCGTGTCCTCGTACATGACCTCCGTGGCACCCGCCTTCAATTCGTACTGACGCCAATAGTTGAACGTAAACAGCGCGGTCAGAGGGATGATGTACGCGCAACCTATGATGCCATCCGAGGTCGTGTAGTATTTGTGCCCGGACTTCAGAACTTCACTGGCCGCGGGGTGCTGACTTTGAAGGGCTATGATCTCGTCTGGCAGCTCCGTCACGATCTGCTCGATGTCCGACCAGAACGTGGGACTAACCTCAACGTCGTCCTGTAACTGCACGAAGTGAGAAACTTTCTGCTCCTCACCCCAGGTCCACATCTTGGCAGACCAGATGTTGTTGGGCTCCTTGTTCTGGAAAAGACTCCCAGGCCCCGAAATGTGTCCTAGTTGATCCATCAATCGCCGGAGGGTGACTACGCGCTCGGGAACCCAAGGCGTGTGAGGCAGGGCCAGGGCGAAGGTGGGCGTCATAGTACTCGAGTTCCGTATAGAAGTCCCATCATTCCCTCCACATCAGCCTGCTCTTCCTTCGTGGGTGGGCTGTTCGGATCCGGCACCCACACCCTCCCGACTTTCTTCATGGCCGAACTGAAGGCCTGGAAGGTTTGGGTCAGGAAGATGATCGCCTGCGACATGGCATCCACTCGATCATCATTAGCCCCGAAGGGGAAGCTGGTCAACTCTTTTCGGTGGTCCGTCACCCAGGAGTACACCAGTGGGTCCGGGTGGTAGATGTTCCCCGCCGCAAAAGACCCGGTCGTGGCGTTGGCACGAGAAATCTTCCCACCCTGCGGGTCCACCTCTTCCAGGCCGTGTATGGTCTCCTTCAAGGTGTTGACCACCGCGATACCATTGGCCTTGTCCTCCACAATGATCGGCCTGGCCCCTGGGTATCGCGCACTCAGGTTCTTCACGGCTTCGCACGTGGCGCTGAAGTCCATCCGTGCCCACTCTTCGTGCAGAAGGAAGAAGTCCTGCCCTTTCCGCCCCCAGGTCTGTCCGCACACATAGTCCGAGGTGTCGCTGTCCTTGAACGAACAGTCCCAGGAGCAGATGGTCTGGTCGAATGAATCGGGCAGTACCTTCCAGGCACCTGCACCAAAACGTTCGTTCAGGTCCTTCGAGTCACCGGCATGCACCCACGTGCGGAACCATTCGGCCTTGAAGACCGCGCCACCCTCGGGGCTTGGGCGCTGCTGCATCTGCGCGGCCGTGCCGGCTGGCCCGAGAGAGCGCTCAAGGAGACGCACCTCCGCCTCCGGGAACCTATCTGGCCACAGCAGTTCGCCCTCTACGGTACGCGGGTCCTTCCACTTCACCGGGCTGGGGGCGGAGGGCATGGAGTAGACCTTGGCTTCGTACCGCATAGGCAGGCGAAGCATCACGTAATCCATCTCCTGAAGGATGCCGGCCAGGTCTCTCTCGTGGAGCCTCTGCATCACCACCACGCGCACACCAGTGGATATGTCCTTCCACCGAGAGGGCATCGTATTCAGAATCCACTTTTCAGTCTCTTCGAGAGTGACCTTACTCACTGTCTGAGGTTTGTGCGCATCATCCACTATCTGACGGTGGAAGTGCCAGCCTGTAGCATCCCCCTTTGGCGTGGTGCTGGCGAATCGGAGGCCTCCGGCCGTGTTCCAATATTCCCCCATGGCGGGGGCTCGGTCCTTGATGATCAGCTTGTCCGCCCAGCGCTGCTGGAACCACGGGGAGCGAATCAAATCTAGAGAGTGTCCGGCCTCTCGTAATACCAGGCTGGCGTCAAATGACCAGGTCCCGATACACAGGGAGGGTTTCCGCAGCCAATCCCACACAGGCCAGAAGAGACCAGTCATGCGGGACTTACAGCAGCCGGGCGGGATGTTGACTACCAGCTTCCGTATCTGTCCGGAGGAGCAGGCCTCGAGGTGCTCTGCCACGGCGGAGAGATGCCAGTTGTCCTTGAAGGGGTCTCCGGGATTGGTGAGAGGCCAGGACATACGAATGAAGTCCATCAAACTTCCGCGAAGCCCCACCTCGCGATCGATGGCCGCTTCGTACTCAGCTAGCTTGAGTGCGTCCTGCGCGGCCGTCACTTGTCGTCCAGCATCACCAATAGCGACCATGCCTGCGCCATGTTGTTGTAGCGAGCCCAGTCGTCCTCTCGAGCGGCCTCCGTCATCCAGACATCGAGAACGTCGAAGGCCTCGTCCTGTGCAATGAGACGGTCAATTGGGCGGTCCATCAACTGCCAACCGTACAGCGCATCCACAAACGACCAAGCTTCGCTCATTCTGATGCCAGCCTTTTCAGTGTCTTCAGTGCAGACTCCCTCAGACGAACCACTTCCGAGGCCGTCACGCCCAGGTGTTTGGCCACGGCGGGGATTCGCTGCGACCCAAAGAACAGACGCATGATGACCTCCTGCTCCTGCTCCGGCAGTTGATGCATGCCCTTGGCTAGACGGGTGACGGCCTCGGCCTGCGCCACCAGTTGCTCCGGACTGGGTCCGGGGTCTGGCGTGATGTCGTGCCTCGTACTCTCATCCGTCAGGAGAAGACCAGTGTTGTTCCCCGTGCCACCGTTGCCCATCTTCTGTACGGAGACCATGCCACGCTTCATGGCAGAGTCGTCTAGAGAGAGGGTACTGGCCCGGACACGCCATTCATCGATCCGCTTCTCTGTGATCGGGATGGGCTTGGCCTTTGGGTCACGCTTCTCCTTCACGGCGGCATCAAGCTCGGCGGCCGTGGGCTCCCTCCCCGTTCGCGCTCGGAACCTGTCCTGCTCCTTCGTGACGGACCACGGGCGCTCGATGTTCGGGCTCTTCTTGATGGCCAGGCTAGATGCGAAAGCTTTTTGCGACTCCAGACGAACCCAGTGCGCCAGGTACGTCGAGAATGCGCCAAGCTCGGGCTTCCACTTGGGGAACGCCCTCATGAACCCGATACAGCCCGCTTGCTCCAGGTCCTCCCGGTCCATCGACATCACCGGACGGCCGCCATCCAGTCGTTTCGCCACCTTGTTCGTCAGCTTCTGGACCAATCGCATGTTCTCGAACAGGGCT